TCTGATAGTGTTGGCGGGTATGTCATAATGATTTCTTTGTCAGGGTCTATTGCAACATCTGTGACGGTGTACAAGTCACTTTCCCAGCTTGCCGCCAACAGGATCACGTTCAATTCTGTCCCGGCAATCTGTGCATTGATCTCATCAATCTCATTCTGCAAATGCCCCGCCGCATCTTCTGACAATTGGTCTTTCATTTCTTCGTACCATGCGTCAAAATCGGCCTGTGCCTGTGCCGTCATCTGTTCAACGTCAACACGGTCAACCGTACCGACAACCCAGCCGCACAGATTATTGTCTGCACGGGTGTCAGTGATGTTGGCCTGTGTGATTTCAGTGACACCAGCTCCAACATAAATCTGTGCCAACACGATCTGATAAACGCCAGCACTTCTAACGGGTGCTGTCGGTGTCGGTGTGTTGCCCGAATATGTACCCTTAACATATTCAATGGTTATTTCTCTGTTGGTGTCATTGCGTTCAATAACAACGGTGTCAATGCGTGGATACGTGCCGCCCGCCGGGTCAAGTGTAATGGAATCAGGCGTGTCAAAAAACCGCACTTTCCCGTTAATGTTGGCGTATCCTGTCTGCACAGAAACAACCATGCCGCCACTTGACAGCACTTGCAGTTCGCCATTGAACACGCCTGTTGTAAAGAATTTGTTCAGCCATTCGGCAAAGGAATCCGCATCATACACCCGGTCAGATGATATGGAATTCCAAAACAAACCGTATGCGTTAGCCATCCGCTTCACTCCAATCTATTGTGGCGGGTAGCGGTGTGCCAAATGTCGGCTGCACACGCATTGCGCCATATTCATATACTTCAGTAATTTCAGTAAGCCGCAAATCTGTGGACAATCCCCAATTTTCCTTTTGAATTGTCACTATATCCCCAAGGTCATAGTTTTCCTTGTAAATAAAATTTCTGTTTGCGTCTGTCACACACTCAAAAGATGCGCATAACACGTCATGTTGCAGTTCGTTGTTTCCCCGCTGTTCCAACATGGCATGATATTCCGCATCCGTTAAACCCTCATCGGATATGTCAGAACCGTTGATATAAACTTCATAACGGTCTAAACCCGTCACTGTATCATCACCGGCAATGACATATTCCCGCTGTGATCCTGTGCCACGTCCGCCGACATAACACACGTTTTTCAGCAACTGTGAATTGACACTGTATTTGGCTTCAGCAATGTTGTTGTATGCCTGGCTGAACACAACACGGTTGCGGTCAGACTGTGACATAGTTCTATCCAAACCCTTGTACAGTTCAAACGTGATTGTTTTGTTTGTGAAATCGGGTTTGAGCCTAAAGCCAATATTGGCATACTTAGACAGCCGCTGTTCATAATCAAACAGGTTTTTATATGTTGCCTGAAATGTGACGGTTTCCGTGAATCCCTGTACAGAATCCAACTGCACCAACGGAATCGGTGCGGCATTGGCGAGAATGTCACGCATGGCGGTTTCAACAAGGCCGTTATTGATTTCATACGTTGGCCGAATCAAACGCCTGGTCATGTACGAATCAAGAAAACGGCCTTTTGCTGTGATCTGATTGTGTACCGCATTCTGTTCAATTGTCAGCGATTCAATCACGCCAGCTTCAACCGCACCACGTAACCACACAAGCCGCCACAACTGCAACAACCCCTGATTGTTTGGTGTTACCGGGCAATACAGTTCAAACGAACCGCCGCCGAAATACGCACGATTCCACAGCACTGATGTTTGATCTTCAACCAAACCGCAGAAATTCATATCTGCATCATATATTCTTACTTCCATATTTATGCGCTCTGATATTTCAGCCTGTAGGTCAGTTCAACGATCATGTTAGACACGCCGCTTTCTGCGTCATAACCAATGTCATTTGCGCCACGCATCAACTGAATAAACACTGAATCTTCAGTAAGATACTCATTGACTTCTGTGGTAACGCCCAAATGTGTCAAATAAACGTGCTTATCATTGTCTGATGTTGTAATCGTAATTACATCACCGGCAACCATATGCATGGGTTTGCTTGACGTTCCAACGGTGATTGTGTCACCTGTTTCAACGTGCGTAATTGACGGATTTTCAACTGCACCAACGGCATTAATCTTGATGGTCATGCCGATATGGTCAGCCGCATTTTCATTAACAATGCGCTGCGAGCGTTCAATACTTCTATACCCGAATTCTTCACCCGTTGGAATGAATTCATGCGGGAATTCAAAGTTTTCAACCCATGCCGCCATGTACACGGATATGTCATCCATTGCATAGAAAAATGGGTCAGGGCAAAGCAACGAAATTGTGTATGTACGTGTGCCAAACTGTCCGGTGCTGTTGACCGATTCAACATAGTATTCAATCTGCCGTTCGTTGGTATCCTCTTTGAACACCAACGTGCCAATGTCACCCGACTTGAACAGTGCCGCCAACAGGTTTCTGTTATGAACGTGGTCTGTCAGGTCTTTGACGGTCAGTACAATGTTTCTGACCTTTGCAACACTTCCCTGATATGCGCCGCCGTCCGTCATGGTGTTGGCGGAAATGGTCACGTTATTATCAATGTAATAACATCCCTCTGCACTGACCAACAGAAACGGTGTCAGGCCACGTTCGCCAAAACTGATTGAAACGCCATCAGCATTTGAGCATGTTATAGTTCTGTCAACGTATCCCATCAGTATACCCCACTAATGGCCAATGCCATCTGCTGTGTTGCGTTCCGTGTCTGCCGTGCGATTTCAGACGGTGTTAAGGCTGTCGGGGAATTTACAACAATCGTCTGATTGTATCCGCCAAATATGCCAGGTGCTACGTTTGCCCCACTCATGGAATACCCCGACAGATTCAACGCAGAAACGTCCGCCATAGCATCATCAATCTTATATGCGCTCTTTTCGATACCCACAGCGATGCCCGCAGAAATCATTGCGCCTACTTGCTTTTCCATGACAGTTGACGGGGAATGAATGCCCAATGCATTTTTGGCCGCATCCAACGCCCGTTCTGCCGCTTCCTTTGCCGCACTTGCGATTTCACCCGCTGCGGATGTTATACCGTTGGCAATACCCTTGATGATGTCACCGCCGATAGACCGCCAATCAAACGCCGAAAACTGTGCCTTGATCTGATTGAACACCTGTGGAATCTGCCTGATAAGGTCAGGAATGGCGGAAATAATGCCCGCCGCTAATTCCCCGATGATCTCAATGCCCTTTTGCAAAATCGTTGGCAGATTGGTTGCAACTGCCGCTGCAAACTGTGCAATCACGCCCGCCGCCGCAACAAGTATCTGTGGCACGTTGCTGATAATGCCCTGAACCAATCCTTTGAGCAGTTCAAAGCCTGTCTGCATCATGTCGGGAATTCTTGCCATGAACCCCGCAGTCATAGTCATGATGGTGTTGCCAATTTCACCATTCAGCAATGCAGTGATGCCCTGTTGAATCGTTGGCATGATTTGCCTTGCCGCCGCAATAATCACCTGTGGCATGGCCTTGAATATGTTACCCACCATCGGAATGAGATTATTGAACAGCAACGCACCCGCCGATTGAATAATCTGCGTGATTGGTTCGGTTAAATCCAACCCCAAAGACATAGAAACCATTAAATTCTGAAATGATGCTTTTAGTGCGTTCATTGATCCGGTCAAGGTTGTGTTTGCTTCCTTTGCCGCCACGCCAGCAACGCCCAATTCTTCTTGAATTGCATGAATCGCCGCATATACATCACCCAAATTGTTAATGTCATATTTGATGCCGGTCAGTTTTTCTGCGTCTTTCAGCAGTCTTTCCATTTCGGTTTTAGTGCCGCCATAACCTAACTTCAGATTGTCAAGCATTGTATAGTTCTGCTTTGCAAAACCCTGATAGGCGGCCTGGATACTTGAAATGTCAGTACCCATTTTGGCGGAATTGTCAGCCATGTCCATAATGGCAGTATTGGCCGCTTCCATGGCCGCCTGTGTGTCACCGCCAAATGCAGACTTTAATGCCGCGCCGAATGACACGGCCTGTTCCGCATAGGTGTTTGCATCAATGCCCGCCTGTGCCGCTTCCATTGCGTATTTTTTGGCTGCGTCTGCCGCATCACCGTACAGTGTTTCTAAACCGCCGAATGACTGCTGAAGTGCGCCGCCCGCTTCCAATGATGCCTTGATGGTATCACCTAGAATCTTGCCGACACCCGCCGCAATCAGTGCGGTTTTCATTTTGGATGCTAATGACTTGCCAACAGCGTCACCGGCTTCCGCACCGCTTCCGCTGAATGCCTGTTTAATGCTTCCCGCAACGCCTTTGAATGACGGCACAAGATGAACATATGCCGTTGCTATATTTGTTCCGCTTGCCATCTTACCGCCTTTCTATGATCTTATCCCTTGCGTTCATAAACGCTTCAGGTGTATCAAATCCTGTTGTTCTGTGCTGTTTGACTGCATCACCGTTCAGAATTGCGTCTGCTATGGATTTAGGCCGATTCTTGCCCTTTTGCCCGTCTTTGGTGTTCTGCCAAATCAACACGCTTAATCTGTCCACGGCATACGCCAACAGCAAGATTTCATTGCTTGTGCGCATCCCTGACAGTTTCATCTTTATTCTTGAATCATCCCTTAAACCGGCAGAAAAAAGCGCAATCCGTGTTGCCGGGTGCGCTTTTATATCATATATGTTGTACGTTTCGGCCAGGTCACACAACAGTGCGCCACGGTCAGTGTGCAACATGCCGGCAAGGGTTATAAGTTTTTTCCGTTGTCACCAAACGCATTGAAAATGTCGGTAATTTCCGCACTGATCTTCTCAAGCGGAACACGGCCATTTTCACGCACATGGTCATACAGTTTTTTACGCTGTTCTGACCCTAACAGTTTGGCGCACACTTTGGAAAAGGCAACCGGGTTGTCATCCATTGAATCAGCAATTGCGTCAATTAATTCCATATCGTCAATGACAGCATCATCAATTTCAAATTCAAACCCGCTTGCCGTTACGCCCTTTTTGATTGCCATTAAGCAGTTACCGTGTATTCATACGAGCAATTGCCGCTTGTGTCAGGCAGTGCAGTCACGGTGATTTCATAACCAACCGGTTCACCGTCAACATACGATGTGTCCCCAATTTCGGAAACCTTGCCGTTCGGAATGACAATACGGGAAACAGCACCGTTATACACAAGGTCAACAACCCACGCATGCAGACCGAGTTCAGCAGAATTGACAACCGTTGTGATGCCTGTTGCCAGCTCACCGGTAACATTGGCATCACCATAAACGGCCTTACGCACGTCAATGGACAGTGCTTCAATCAGTGTGAACGTGAAAGTTTCTTCAAACTCTGTCTGCGAAGTCATAACGGTATCGCCGCCCCATGCCTTAATCGCTTCCGAATCTCTTGTCATGCCCTGTGTCATGCCGTCCTCAGAAATATATCCGAGGTTCACAAAAGCCGGGTCAAGCGTTGTTGTGGCATCTGTCGGCAGCGTTGTTGTGGTAGGTGCAATGCTTACTGCGCCGCCAATCTTCGGCTTACCCGCTGTTACATAGGATGCATTAGCCATAATATGCCCCTTTCTTAATAATGTGATAAATCAAAAACAGCCTGATAACGGGGCTGTTTTGTTTCAGTGTCAGTGAAATTGTAATCAGAATTCAAATCAATTCTTGTGATCTCATCAAGCGTGATGATATTGAACATTGCGGCTTTGACCTGTTCGTTTAACTGTGCCGCTTCGTACAATGTCGGCGCATATGACTGAATTGCCACTGTGGCGGTAAAGATATGGTTTGCCCGGCTTGAACCGGTTTTTTCCAACAGAATGAATTTGCTGTTTCCGGGATTTTCAACCGTTTCAGGCATCTGCATGACTACGTCAATCCCATCAGCAGTGAAATACTCTGTCAGATAATCCAATATCGTTTTTTCAATCATTTGTGCAGTGCTTTCAGCAGTGTGTTGTTTCTGCTGTTGTCCTTTCTTGCCTTGTACGTTGCGGTTCTGACTTCACCGATATAACGCTTTTTACCGACTTGATACGTGGTTTCATACCCGTCACCGGCATTGCGCTGAACCTGTTCCGTCACTTCCTGAATCACGCCCGCCACTTCAGCGGATTTCAATATTGACTGAATGCCCGCCGAATCAAGCACAATTTTCACATCACTCATAGCGGATGCATTTCACTTTCTTGTGCCAACTCAGCGGAATGTTGGCTTCAATGCCCTGTTCAGGAATTCCATACGTTAGGAATTTATGCCCAAAGAATTCAACAATCTGATTTTCCCAATTGTCTTCATTTCCCTTTGGGATTCCTAAAACGTATTCAATTGCACGGCCTGTCAGATTCAGTTCATTTGTGCGTTCTTCAGGTGTCGGCTGTCCAACAAGCACATTGTCAACGGTTTTGCTTGTCCATGTGTACACGGGTTCATTAAAGCCGTCCGTTGCTGTCTGTGTCTTGTTCCACAGCGTTATAGTCATGCCCTGAATCATGGCTGATAAAAGTCAATCACGCCAATGCGTGGCCGCTTCAGCCCAAGCCGCTTCAGGTCTGATGGCAGTATCGCATTGCCAATGCCGCCGCCTGGCACAGCATAAGTGCCTGACCACGAATAGCCTAACCCCGCCTGACTTTCCTGTGTCATCGGTTCGCTTGTGGTGTTCTGCCGCAGAATTCTGCTGATTGCTGAAACTGTCACTTCCTTTGCGACATTTTCCAATCCGGGCAGTAACACAATCATCGCATCAAGATCACGGCCAACCATGAATGCCCTATATCTCAACTCATCGGAAATAACGGGCAGTAAGGCTTCAACCCTTGTCTGTTCATCAACGCTTAATGTTCTGAATAAAATTTCAACGTCTGCAAGTGTTGCAAATGGTTCTGCCATTTGTAATCACCTCATTTCTTTGGTGTTCTTTTGCGCTTCGGCTTTTCCACTGTCTTTGCCGGTTCAGCAGAAACAGGGGGATTGGTTATTTCTTCCCAATCCCCTTTTACTTCCGATTCAACGCAGACAACAACACCTGTTTTAGTGTTGCGGTATGTCCGCATTAGGCTTCAATCTTGGCAAAGAACGCCGGTGCAAGGATTGCCCAACCGATGTAGAATTCAGCCCGCAGATAGACCTGATTGTGGCCTGCGAGGTCAGAACCGCTGTTGTCAGGGTCACCATACTGAATGACCTGAACCGGAATTTCCTTTGCATAACCCCAACGGAATGCAGAGAAGTCCCCGACAAGGCCGTGCAGTGTCTTTGTTGCACCGGATGCCGCCATGGAAACTGTCGGATTGACAGCAAGGTTCATGCTTCCGAGCTGGTCAGGTGCAGCGCCCCAATTGAATTCCGGGTATTTCGGCGCACCGCTTGCAGACAGCGCACCAATAGCACCTTTCATTGTTGTGGACATGGCAACGCCATCGGCCATAACGCCCGCCGCTTCAACGAGTGCAACGGCAGAAGAAATGTTGGCATCAGCGGTTGCCGCCGCATATGTTACGGTGTTGGTGACCTGTGCTTCAAAGTTGTTGTTGCCGATGACTGTGGATGCGGTAAGGTCATACGGATTCAGACCATGCAGTGCGGCAATATCCATGCCACGGGCGGCCTTACGGGCTGCGCCATCTGCGAATGCCCGCAGAACGTCCATGCGGTATTCTTCAGTGCCGTACAGGAATTCATCGGATACTCTCAGACCATATTCAAACTTATACGGGCGGATGACCTTTGGTGTGGCTGTGCCGCCGCCGTTGACTTTCGGGTCAGATTCGCCAACCACGGAAATTTCATGGTCAAGTGCGAATACCATTTCAGTTGTCCCATTGAACGGAATCGGACGAGCGTTGGACAGTTTCGCAAGTGCGGATTCGCCACGCACTGCGTTGAACATCTCTTCAACTACCTGTGTCGGCAGGGATGTTCCCTTGTTGATAATATTTGCCATTTTTTACCCCTTTCTTAGACTCTCTGACAGTTCACGCCATGCACTGTCTTTGTCATCTTTCGGGCTTTCCGTGTTACGGGTGAACCCGAAAGTGTTGTGCGTCAAGCTGGCAAGCCTGTCCGCACTCTGTGTGATTGACTCTTCATCTTCACCCTGTAAAAATTCGACAGATTCGGGCGGCAGTTTCTTTTCCTGTGCAATTCGCATTTTCATGTTCGAAACTTCATAGCCGTGAATCTTGCTTTCAAAGTCAGCGAATTTCTGATCATAGCCGGCATATTTCTCTAATTCTTTAGAGTGTGCCGCTTTGAGATTCTCAATTTCGGCCTTGTACTTTTCAGCCGTTTTCGCTTGATCTTCGGGGCTAATCCATGATTTGTATTCATCACGGATTTTGTTTTCAGCCCTGTTCAACCTGTCTTTGATTGCGTTGTCAAATTCTTCCTGTGTGTTGATTGCTTTAAAGTCAGCCATATAATTTCCTTTCCCACTGTTAACCGCTGTGTAGCGTAAGTATGTAAAAACACGGGGGAATACCCGTGTTAATACCCAATCCGTTGTTTACGTTTTTCCTTTGTGTTGGCACAAAGCCAATAAGCGAAAGCCAGGCTTTCGACTATGGACACGTCCACGCCATCTTTGATGCTTCTGAAGCCAAATGCGCCGTTTGTGCCTATCAACCGTTTTTCACAGTTCGACACCGCTTGCACAACACTTTTTTGGCCGTTGTGGCATATCGTGCCATCGTCAATCGCCTGTCTGAATGCCGCATATGCGGAAATTGCTTCCGCTGCCGTTGGCAAAGTCTGCGTGGCCTTGCACCGTGATGCTTTGAGCGATTCGGACAGGATTTCTTGTTTGCCCCGTCCGTCAATCACTACGCCCGCCACGTTTGCTTGCGTTAGAAATCGTACAAGCCAATCGAACCCGCCCGACTGCGGCGCACAATCAATCGTTTCAACAAAAATGCCGTTGTCTGATCTAACGGCAATTGATAACGATACGTTGACACCGTCAGACCCAAACTTCACACCGGCATACAACTTGCCGTGAAATGCGGGTGTTTTCCTAACCTTTAGGCTTAACCAATCGGCTTCGGTGATTTCGCTTTTCAGTTCGTATGAATGCCAATAGCCCAACCGCTGAATAATGAAGTCAAGCGGGTTGCCAACATCTTCAGAACGTATGGTGCGTTCTTTCAGAATCGTGCCTAAACTTGGGTTTGTTTCATACCACAAGTCAGCATCCATCATGTCATCGGGCTTTGAATAAACAGACCATTCAGCCCAACCGGTGTCAAACGCATTGCCCGACAAAACCCGTTTCCGCAGATTTACAAAAACATCACCCTTTGACTGTACTGTGGGTGGTGTTCCACAAAATATGGTTTGCGGGTTCGGGCTTGCCGCTATGGTGTAAATCAATGCATTCTGCTGTGTTGACGTGTATTCCTGTGCTTCATCAATGACCAACAGGTCAAATGATTCACCGATGCCGCCAGCTTCTGTACGGGTGCGGAACACGATTGACCCGCCGTCTTGCATGAAGATTTGTTCAAGGCCATATTGCTTAGTGGCTTTGAAACTCTTTGCGGGTGGTGTGTGGCCTTTCTTTTTTCGGCCTTGCTCAACATACCCCGCCGCCGAAAGAATCGACATAAGGCGCATGAATGCGCTGTGTGACGTGCTTGTTTTGTGGGCTGTGTGGCAAATGTTTTCGCCGTTACAGATTCCCCAAAACTCACGCATGGAAAGCACTTCACCCTTGCCGTTCTGCCGTGGCACTTCATAGCCGAATTTTTGATGCACCCACAGGCCGTCAGAATTCTGCGCCATAATGTCAGTTAAAAGCAGTTTCTGCCAATCCTGTGCGGATCGCCCGCACGTTTCGTACAGGTCAACTGCTTCCTGCGCTTTGCTTTCGGAAAAACGTAAAACAATGGCTTGCGTGGGAATTTGGCTACCGATTCTTGCCATCTTCCCTTGCCTTTCTTATGCTCTGTAAACCCTTGATTGTCTAGCGTTCGGGTTCGTCTGCCGTGTCCATGCAATAAACCATTCAAGACCATAACGGTCTATGTAGTCTTTGTTCTTGTTGTATGTAATCGCCGCACCCTTTGCACTGTAACCAAGTTCACGTTGTAGTGTTTCCACCGCTGACAAGCGTTTTTCACGGGCTTCAGCCTGTGCCGCCGCATCCCGTTCACGCTGTTCTGTCAGCGTTTGAATGGCGTTGGCTCTGTCTCTTGCGTCATCGCCTGTCCATTCTGCCTTTGACCATACGTCTTGGCGTTTTGCCCCGTTGATATAAGTCAGTTCGCACCGGCAATATTCATGCCGCCTAAACACGTCAGAACCGTGTCTAATGTCGGCATAATCGTATGTACCAGCCAAGGCTTCGCACCACGGGCAAGGCACTGCATACGGGGTCTTTTTGCCCGTCTTGCGTCTGCGTATTTCGCTTCTGCCTAAAGTGCGTGTGACTTTCGGACGCAGGCCAGCTTCTGCCGCAGTTCGCATGTTCTTTCGCATTGCCTGGTCAACAATCGCTTGCCCGTAATTGACGAGCGGTTCGCCCAACACCCAACGGGCATCACTGAAATTTTCGTAACTTGACACCTTAGACACAAACCCATCAATACGGCCTGTGTCTAAATCGGGCGTTGCGACTTCAAGCCCAATGCCCGCAGCAGTATTCATATTTTGCTGAATGGTGTTGGTTGCTGTCACAATCATGTCATGATCTGCCGTTAGTAACGGGTATAACACTTCTTGTGCCACTTCCTTTGACATGAACGCTAATGTCTTAGTATTTTCAGCGATTGCATCTGAAAGCAATTCATTGACCCGCACAGAATACCGATTCGCTATGCCATAGTCTGTGCCGTCTCTCACACGGTTAGCAATTCGCCGCAAGTTCTTGTCATTTTTGACCTTGGTGGCAAATGACGTTGCTATACCGGCAAGAAGCGTCTTGCCAAATTCCGTCATTCTTCAACCCCTATGGCTTCGCCTGTCTCAATCTCTGCGGCTTCACCAGCTTCAATCCCAATCAAGGATGCGAGATTGTCACGGTCAAAGTAATTCGGCATCGCCTGGTTAACCTTTAATGCGCCGTCAGCAATGGATGCGATGGCCGATGCATCGGGTTCAAATACCGGCATCCACTTGGGCTTGCATTCGCTCACAAGACTGCGGGAATACGGTTGTTCATCTCTCAGCGATGCCGCTATATAACCCACGTTAGTGAATGCTGTGCCATAGGTGCGCTGTGCTTTCCGAGCAATCAGCCGCAACGATTCGTGCGCCGCCTTGATTGCTTCTGCTGAAGACGGGTTGTCAGTGACAAAGCCCAAATCATCCATTGTCAGACCCGTTTCACCCGCAAACATTGCCGCCGCCATGCGCATCTGATCGACATACGGTGACATTGACTGCTGCGCAAACTGTCCGAGTTTCGGGCTTTCGCCGTCTTCATCCTTGTCAAATCTCAGCATGGCCGACATACTAGCCCGCCAAGCGTCAAGCGGGTCGGCATCGGGGTCAAGCCCTGTGACGTATTTCTGCGGAAAACTATAGAACTCCGCTGATACTTCAGCCCGTTCCATTGTGGACTGTGCAAACTGCTGAAGATACATGCAACTTCTGCTGATACGGGAATGCCCGAACGGCCTTTCACTGTCGGGCTTGAACGGCACAGGCACAAGTAACGGATAACGTGCGGGGTTTTCTTCAAACACCGTGGGTTTGCCATGCTCAAAGTACTGCGTTCCATCTGTGGTGAAATACGCTTCAAGAATCGGTTTGCCGTCCTCACGGTCTAACACGGCATAGCCCTCTTTCAGAAGCCCTGTGAATTCATCCATGATGCCGGTTGCATCCTTTGCTGTCAGAACTGATAGCCGTGGTGTGCGTTCGCCGTCCTCACCGTGTGTGATATGAACAAACGAGCATGACCCGATTAGGCTTTCTTTGATCGCCGCATCAAACAGAATGTCGGGGTTGTTCAAATCGAATATCTGCTGTGCGCCGAAATAGTCCGTTCCGTCTTCAAAGCCGAGGAACACCAGGCGGTCAGCCAGTGTGTCAACGCTTTTGGCATTCCACCCCACGATGGCTTTGTAGTGATATTTCAGCCACGGCGGGATCAAAACATTGCGGTCTGCCGTTTCTTCTTTCTGTTCATAGTATCTGTACCGCAGTTTCACACGCCGCGACTTCTGCCCCAGCTTGTGTTTGAGGTATTCAATGCCTTTATTATCCATGTCGGCTGCTCCTTTCCAGCTTTCTGCGAGATATTTACCGATTCATAGCGGTGGTTCGGCCTGGCCACCGGTGCAGGGGTTCACCCCCCATACCTCAGCCAATCAACCGTTTTCGGCAAATCTCTGTTCGATATTGTTTCAGTTTCCTTAACAAGCCCCTTGTTTTGCTCAATTACCAACTTTGAAGACTTGGTCTGATTGCATATGAGGTGGGCTAACTGTAAATTGTCCATGGCGGCTGGGTGTCCACCTTTTGCCACGGGGATAATGTGGTCAATGGTTGCGCTCATTGGATGCGGAAACTTCAAGTGCTTGTCCACCGGCTGGCCGCACAGTGCGCATATTTCCTGTGTGGCTAGTATCTGACGGCGGTTCTTTTCGTATAGCGTTTGCCATGCGCCGTCCATGTCGGGGCGGTATCTTTTTTTCTTTTCCACGCCGTCTGCGCCGCCTTTCCCTTACTACATAAAAAATCCATGCCCTGCATTGCTCTGCCTGTGTGCAACTGTCTTGCCAGCGGCACTTTGCGCATGGTGCTTTAATTTTCATAAATGCCCACCCACAGAAACAGGATCATAGAAAAAGGATGTCTGAACCGGTCATCATGCGTCTAGAAAGGAAGAATCAGAAAGCAGAAATTCGGAGGTTTTCGGGTGTGTGGGTGAGCAACAAAAAACGGTAAGCACCCGAAAACTTACCGTTATTGCCTATTTCGGCTAATATCATTTTATCATGATTTTGCGCCCACGGGTGGCATTTCAGCCCATGAGCAATAATCTTCTGCCCGCATAAGGCGTTTGTTGTCGGCCAGGCAGTCAACCCATTCGCTGTCTTGCCACCGCTTGCCGTGGATGCATTCGCCGCAGTGAATCAACTTGCGTTCATTTACGCATTCCCCGTCATCTGTGACGTGTACGATGTAGTCACCCGATTCAATCATGCTGTGCCCTCAAGAATTCTGACAGATAGTTCATGAATTCTTCTGCCCTTTCGTCATCCATCATCATGCCAACCTTTGAATGTAAGTGGTCATGCTGAATGATTAGAGCTGGCCGCTTGTTGCCTTTGAGCGTCTTGCATTCAATCTTCATTTTGCCGTTGGTTATTTCCATGCTTTCCCCTTTCATTTGTGCGGCATCCTGTGTGCTATCTGCATAAGGGCAACGGTTATGCATGACAGATAGAATGAGACGAACATTTCAAACTTTGTCATCTTCTTTCCTTTCTGCCTTTGAACAAAAGTCATCTGCCGTAACTGTATACAGCCCTCGAATGCACTCATAAGTGAACATACCTAAATTGCTTTCTGCTCCGTGATAATACTTTTTGCAGAACTTGCAATCTCTGCACCGCACCAACTCCGGCTGCCTGCGGATCACGCAGATGAACATTTCATCGTAGTCCTGCGCATCTTCACCTATCGGTACTATGTATTCTGTGTGTTTCATTCTTCTTTCCTTTCTGCTCTGCTACAGAAGTCATCTGCTTTTCTGACGGGTTCATATGGTTCGATAACGCAGACACGATGCTCTTTCCCGTCCCATGAATAATTCGTTTTATACCATTTGCAGTCCTTGCATCGTATGACAAGCACGGCATCCACGGTTGGAAAGTGATCAAGCATCTCCATTGCATCTCCCATATCGGATGAAAACTCATTCTCTGCATATAGGTTCATCAGCGCATCCGCATCAATTAGTCTCATAGAATATCCCCAATCATCCAACCACACACCGTGACCAAAAACCCAAACATGAATCCGAAAAATCCCACTATCATAATCATTTGCCCTACAGTTACAAGCGCATCAGCATCAATCGGTCTCATTCTTTTGCCCTTTCATCCGCACAGCATTAAACTTCGGTTTCCATGTAGGTGAATCAGTTTTCCATGTAGCCACAAGGTCTATCAATGCTGTTTTTATAGCGTCATCACAGGTATTGCCGTACCGCACAATAAATTCAAACGGTATCGCTTCAACTGTTGGTGCATGGTTCAGCCATCTAATGTACTGCGGGTTGCTTCCATAAACGCACATAATATCGAATTTCAGTGCGTCAGCATCTATTAGCCGCATACTTTCGCCTTTCTTCTGCGGTTATCCGCATAGTGTGCGCCCTTGTAGCCCTTGCCTTTGTATAAGCCAAGAAGCATGCGCATTTGCTTTATATATGTGTCTGAATAGAACATAATATCGCCTATTTCCTCATCGGTTAAGCCTTGGTGAAACAGGTCTGTCAACCGCTTTTCGTCTTCACTCGTCATGCTGTTTCCTTTCCAACTTCACATATCTGCCGTTCTTGCCGCATTCCGTAAACCCCTCACGCTTGAATATCTTCAGTGCGTATTCGTTGCGGGTGATGCACTTGCAAACAGGGTTGTCTTTTACCGCTTCCCGCACAAGGGCTGTTCCGTGGCCTTTATGCCGTGATTCTTCAAATACATAGAAATTATCAAGCAGAACATATTTGCCTTTATATTCTGCTGAAATGAAGCCACACAGCGTTTCACCGTCATAGAGCAGATACCACTTTGCACCGTTGTCATATAGCTGGCAGTCAAGTTCTTTTATGAAACGTCTGTCAGCAAAGTATTTGCCCATGATCTCATAAAACCCGTGCTTGGTTCTGTCAGTTTTCATCAAAATCATTGAAGATGTTCCATTCCTTTCTGCGTTTCTTCATCATCTGCCGGTAGTGATCATAACTGCTGCGCTTTGTCGGGCTGAATCCCAAGCCCTTGCACCAATAGTCATTCCGCAACAGTGTTCGGCAGATTCTGCGCCATGACGGTATTTTGCCGCTTTGCTCTAATCGGTAGTCACCCGCATCGGGGATTCCGTCTTCATAGCCCCTGTCCATGTACCATTTGATGTAAACCGCTATTTTGTCTTTGTAGTGTTCGGCCACATGTTTTGGCATCGTATCAAGCAGAAACTTGCTGAAACTTTCCCATGTGTGACCAGGTGGCAACGTCACTTTTCCGTTTCCCAAGATGTTGCCCATTTCCTTTGAGTACAATGACCCGCTGTTTGCGCCCGATGCTCTCAGCACCATTTTTGCCCATGTCTGCGGCTCAATGATTTGGTACATCCACAGGCTACGCCGTGTTGTGTCACCGAATGGTTCGTCAACCCGCATTTGGTGTAGTGTAAGGCCAGCTTGATAGAATCTGTCATATAGCCGGTTGTAACACTTTCCTGTTTTGCCGAAATACGTCCAATCGTCTTCTGCCGTCCAATCATAGATCGGGTACACGTTGTATGTGCTGTCACTTACCATTGACGTGAACATTTTGTCTTCATACTTGTTCTTGCGCTTGTTGTTCAGCGTACGCCAGCGGTTTAGGCTTTCCCGTGTGCGGATTCCGACAAAGCATGCTGTTGGCTCACCGTGGCCGTACCAATCGCCAAACTGCGGTACAAATTCTTCAAACGTCATCGGGTAATAGTAGAACGGGAAATATGTTTCTTCAGTGATGCTGATGCTTTCAGGCTGTCTGACCCAAATATCTTTTTTCCCGTGTTCCCAACATATCCATTCCGGTTCAAACTGACTGCATGCATTATCCGTGGTAAGCGGCAGTGCAACCCAATACGGGTCTATGTTGTCTTTGTACATGTCAAACACCCGCTTAACATGGTCAATTGTCAACGCATACTGTATTTCCCAATCAATGAACAGTAGCCCGACTTTTCTATTTCTGCGTTTGGCTTCATCTATGACCATGTGTGTCATTACCGTGGAATCCTTGCCACCACTGAATGAAACATATATGTGTTCAAACGTATCGAACGCCCACGCTATGCGCTGTTGTGCCGCTTCATATACATTTATCCCTAACATTCTTTTCATGCTATATCCTCAAATAAATCAAGCTGGTATGTGCTTTCATTTCGTGCATACCATTTCAACCACGCTTCATGCACTTCATCGGCAATGGCGTTTGCCTTGTCTCTCTGCGCATCCGTCAGCATGTGCCACGCTTCAATTGTTTCCATGTCACCGCATCCGCACTTGTAACAACATGCCGCCTGGCCTAGCCACGCTTTGTGGTTGATTGCCACATTCGTGAAATTCACCGCCGCCGCTATCGGCCAATTGAACGCCACATATTCCATTGCTTCTTTTAACTGCTGCGGGTCTGCAAACAGGAATTTTGCCTGTTCCACCCGCACGTGGTGTTCCACATCATTCCTGTTCACATACATGCCGTTTTGGTAGTCTTCCCACAGTTCATATCTATAAAACTTCTGTTTCATTGATATTTTCCGTCTCTTCTATATCGGCTTCCCACGCTTCTGAAAATTCCCTGTTGCTGAACATTTCAGCAAGGCCGGTTATCTGTGCCAACCGCAACACTTCGTCTTCATCCATGCCCAATTCTTTGCCGATTTTCTTGTCAGACCAATTGCGCCGTTTCAGTTCAAGCACAATGTCGGACATTGCTTCAACTCTGTGCTTGCCCCTTGCCCTGTTGTGTCTTATGGTGCTTGCAATTCGGTCTGCCTTGTCATGCCGTTCATCGTTTATGACTGTCACCGGCAAATAACCGTGAATCCGCTCTTTAATGTCGGCGCACTCTTTGCCCACCCTGTTTCGGTGGAATCCGTCAACAACTTCATATATGCCGTCATGCTGATAAACAACAATCGGTTGTGTATATCCGTCTTCCTGTATTGACGTGTGAAGCAATTCCATTTCGGGCGGTGCTACGGTGTTTGGGTTGTAGTCATTCGCCACTACAAGGTCTTCAGACACCCACTGCACACAGTCAACCGGTTCATAGGTGAACGGGGACACTGTTTGCAGTTTCCGCTTTATTTCGTTTATGGCGTTCACCTTGTCGGCCAGCTCCATGCCGCTGATTTCTTCAATCAATGTGTCAATGTTCATAACTCACCTGTGTACGCTTCGGGGTATTCTGCCCATGCCAGCACCGGCAGTTCGACCCGTTCCCACTGTTCGTCAATGCGTTCTGTCATGATTTCTTGATCATCAACAGGGCGGTCATGTTCTTCAACAATCAAGTGATACCAATTCTTTCTGAAGTATTTGCACTCGGGCAGAACCCAACGGCTGCCGCCTAACTTCACAGTGACCATGCACGGCTCATCGTGCATCGGTTCGTCCGTGTGCCACATCACTTCACAGATTTCTGAAGATTTGTTCATATTTGTATTTAGCCCCCTCACGGGTCAACCCGTGTGCTTCTGCGATTGTTTCCAACTGCATGCCCTCAATGTACCGTTCACGGATAAACGCTTCGTCATCGGTGTCGAATTCATCCAACAGCGTGTTTATCCAATCCAAGTACAACTGAAGCCGGTACAGTTCTGCGGACACTGCCTGCATTTCCTTTTCGTACATAAGGGCTTTCGTTTCGCCTGTGCCTGTTCCTGGCACTTTCGGTTCATAGTTGATGCCCTTGACGTTGTTGCGCTTGTACTGAATAGCGTCATACAGGCGGTAGCATTCCTTGTAGTACGCTTTTGCGTCTAAGAACGCTTCAAATGCTTTTCTAATCAGCCTGCCCCTGTGGTTCATCTTCAGCCCCCTTGGCTTCATAAACCTGTGCTTTCCATTTGCCCGTTGTCGGGGTCATCTTTGCCGCTTCTTTGTTCAGACGCTTAACCAGCTCGCAGAAGTCCGCTTCCGTAATGTCCCACCGGCATTCGATGTTGCGTTCTTTTACGTCAAGCAATGACGGCTGTTTGTCTGCTACAACGAATGAAACATAACCTGTCTGACACTTGTTCGAAATATAGAGCGTGTCACGCCCGTAACTGATCCAAAATTCAAACCCTTTAAGCATGTGTTTTCCTTTCATATTTGCGTGATTTCGGGGAAAACGGAGTGTTTACCATCTTCCCCGAAAATCGCTGTTATTTGGCCTAGAATGGCACTTCCTCGTCAATCGGCGGGGCTGGCTTGTAAGGCTGCCCGTATGCGTACTGTGTTTCTTCTTTCACAGGCTTGGGGATGATTTCAAAGTCTTCAGCCACAAACATTGTCTGTGTGTACTGTTCGCCGCTCTTTGTCTTTCCCTTTGACGTTGCCGCCCGCCCGAACATTCTGACCGTGTCACCCTTGTGGGCTGTGAAGCAGAAGTCATCCGCTTTCTTTTCCCACAGAACCCATGTGAACCACTCTGTGTTTTCTTTCCCCGCATACACGGCAATGTTGACGTTTGTCACGCTCTTTCCCTGTGAGGTCTTCCGCAGTTCGGGTTCGTGTCCAAGTCTGCCCCGATGCATTACGCTGTTCCAATTGTTCATCTTTACCACCTCTGCGGCACTAAGCCGTCATGCATGTCTGTGCTGCCGTTGTTCTGCTTTGCCAACGCCCCGTTGATTGCCGAATATAGCATGTACTGAAGAATATCCCGCAATTCACCGTCTTGTAGAATCTCGGTGATGATCTCTTTCATCATGGCTTTGCGGTTTGCGTCATTCTGCTTCTGAATGATCAACCAAGCGTCCATGATGCCGTTGGTCACGGATTTTCTGACCGTGTCCGTGTTCGGTTCAGCCTGCGGCACCGGTTCTTTCGGTTCGGGCTTCACCAGCTTGCTTCTGTCTGCGCCCATGGTCACCAACATGTCAATGACTTCAGCGGGCATCACGTTGTCATAAAGGCAATTCGCCAAATAATTGACGTTGCGGCCAGGTGCTACAATCTGACACAAGGCCGACTGTTTGATGTTGAGTTTCTGTAAGATGCTGTCCACTTCCGCTTTGGCCGTGTCAGCGAGTTTGATTCTTTCTGCCATTCCGCATCCTTTCTAACATTGCGTTTACGCTTGCAATGTCCTCTGAGCTGGCCGCTTCAATCGGCTTGTTGGCATACTCGGGCATGCTCTTTTGCGGCTTTTCCCGTCTCTGCCAATTTCTGACTGTTGCTTGCCAATCTTTCATCTTTGCTTTGCCGTTGATCGTCCAGCCGTTCGATTCGTAATAGTCAACAAATTTAGATGCATCCACCGTGAAGCCATGTTCTTCGATGTAGGCTTCAACCTGTTCAATCGTTGGTTTGGTGAATCTCTCTATATTTGTTTTTCTTGTTATTCTTGTTTTTATTGTTCTATTGTGTGCAGTCTGATGTTCAGTTTGGTGTTCAACTTGCTGTGCAGTCTGTTGTGCAGATGCCGTGAAACAATCTTGATATTTTGCGTAATTTACCACGAAAATATGCGTGTATTTGTTTGTGCTTCTGCGTGTTATCTGCCCCGCTTGTTCAAACTGTTCTAGCCAATGTCTGACGGTGTTCATTGACATATTGCATTCGGTGGCAAGTTTCCCGATGGATGTTATGAAACTTCCCCTAGGAACAGATATGCCATGCCAATATGCGTCTGCCCAATTTGCGTCAATCAGAATGTGAAGCCATAGTGATACGGCGTTCGGCACATCCCACCATTGCCACTGATCAATCTGCCTTTTTAGAACAATGAACCCTTTGTCAGACACGAATCCTATACCGTGCTACATGGGCTTTTTCGCCGAATCGGTTTGTCACCGGCACTGTGTCGGCCACAATGTCAAACCCCATGTTCCGCAGTTCGTAAATCCGTGCGCCCAGGCGGGTTATGCCGTACAGGTCATAAGCCTGTTTGGTTGTGATAGTGCCGTATTTCCGCATGTGCTTTAGCACCCGTTCATTCTGCGTCATAGCGTCCGTCCTTTCTTAATTCCTGTTTCCATCTGATTTTCTTTTCTGTCGGGTATTTCTTGGAAACGCCAAACAGGTCAACCGTTTCCAATGTTCTTGGCCTGCTAGGCACTGACCATGAACCCCCCCCCGGCTTCACCGTCTTCAGTCCAACCGGCAGCCCGCAAACTTGATCCGCTTTCTGATTTCAGCGTGTATGTGTAAATGGTTCTGTAACCCATTTCTTTTGCCACTCTCACGCATGCGCCATACAACTTGCTGTTTGCGTTCTTTGTGCCGTCTGTGCATACTCGCAACACTTCCAGCGTCTGCCCATCGTCTAACATTCTTGCCAATGGTCTGCCAACAATGGCAACGCCTACAAGAACGCCGTTTTTGTAGCATCCAAGGCTATATTTGTGTCCCGATGTTGGTTTGTTGTGCCTGTGCAGCGTTGCCACAAATGCGTTGGCTTCTTTCAATGACAGCGGTCTGATGTACATTGCCATCCCTGTCAATCCTTTCTGAAATAGTTTTTGTGGAATGTTTCTGTCCACAACTCGTGGGAATATTCTTCTTCAAAGATTTCCTGTGCCATTGCCTTGAGCAACAGCCCGTACTTTTTGCCCTCGGATGTGTCATGCAACCACCGGTGTTCCTCGGGTGTGAGTTTCACCCATAACCCGTAATATTCGGCATAGTCTCTGTACGGATTGCCGTTCATTACATGGTGCGTTTCAAGTTGGCCACCCTTTCCGCTCTTGAATGACACGGAAATGTCATCTTGCATCATTGACTTGCTCATTTTGACTTTGCCTTGATCGCCTTTCTGATTGCCGCCATGATCGGTTTTGCATCGGCGGCCTTGATGAATGCGGGGTCAAGTGTTGCATAGCCCTCAACCTTTGCATTGGCCAGAACCCAACTGACAAAATCGGGGTTGTGGCGGTCAACGCCAACGGCTTTCAGTTCTTCATCCAGCTTCTGAAACTCTGCTATGATTTCTGCTTGCTGTTTTTGCGCATCCACTTGCGGCAAGTCCTCACCGGCATAGATGTACAGACCCAATCCGTGACGGGCAATGCACTTTGTTAACGCTCTCTGAATAGCCGTGTTCACCGCCATGCTTGTGACCTTTTCAAGCGGTATAGACTGATTCCGATATTCCATCACAGGGAATGCGGGTTCACGCCGTGTCTGTATGATTTTGCCGTCTTGGGCTATGAACACTTCAACGTCAACCCAACACGTCATGCCGTCTGTGTGGTACGGCAGACCGTTGCTGTCATAGTTAATGCGCCATGACGATTCGGGGTAATACATGTACAGTGTGTCCAATGCCCACACCCATGACAGATACGTCAGCCCGTTTTTTTGCTCGGTGTGTTCGTTGACGTTTATATCTCTCAACACTTGATATGGTGTTTTCTTCACTTCTGCCGCCATTCTTTCAATATCCTTTCCATTTCCAAACGCAGTTCCACCAAATGCCCGTACAACTCGCATTCGTCTTCACAGTCTTCTGCTTCTCTCAGCACGTCTGTGGCAAGGGTTATAAAGTCATCCATGATGCCCTCTGCGCCGTATCTTGCCCGCCGAATATCCCCGTTTCTGAGGTCTTCGGCCAGGTCTACCAACTCTGTCAACGTGGGGTTTTTGCCCTCTTCTTTTGCCCGTACAAGGGCTTTTTTCAGATAGTCTTTCACAGGGCTTTCACCACCAATTCAAAGAATATTGACCCAACAATCAGCATCACAGGAAGCCCGATTGCAAAGCCTTTGAAGATGTAGTCAACCATGTCATTGATCATGGCTTTTTCGTAACGTGTCATAATCCACCCTTTCTGTTAGAATGGTGTTGGTGTTTTTACACCATTCACCTTGTGGGTGCGCCCTGACTTTCAATCTTTGGCGCATCCATTTTTTAATAGTTTTGCAAACCGCATCTTTTCTTCAGAACTCAAGTCACAGCCCGCATACCGTTCATAGAATGTTTCTATGTCCGATTCTGCGAACACATAGCCGTGACCGGCTCTGATACCCTTTAGCAGACCGTTGCGGCGCAGTTTGCCGATTTGCCGCACGTTACAGTGCAACTTGTCCGCAAGGTCTTGCGATGTGAAGAATTCCATGTCACACGCCCTTTTCGATGTGCGACACGATGCAATCAGCCGGTACGCCTGTGAACGCCGCCAACTGTTTGAGGTCATAAGCGGTCATCTTCACGTTGCCCGCCGAAACCTGTTTGAGGTGTGCGGGGGAAATGTTGCAAGCCTTGGCCAGCTCTTCAACATTCATGCTTTTGAGAATTGCAAGCATCCGCACTGTCATGGGAATATTTGTCATTTGTTCCATCCTTTCTAGCGTCTAGCGCAGACGGGCGTTTCTGCCCGTTTCGTCTTAATTTTCAAAGACTCGTCAGTGCGCTTCAGCGGTATTCCTGTTCGTAGTAAGTGCGCCACAGTGACTTGAACGGCCTTTCAATGTATTTGCCTGTGCGCTTGTTTGTGGCCGGATATGACAGCCCACCCCGCTTGCCAACATATACATGCACCCTGTTGCGGCAGAAGACGGCAGCCATTGTTCCCTCATCGTTTACCATTCCGACTTCCGCAACCACCGCCACGAATGTCGGGTATTCTCTGATTTCAAACTGTTTCAGTTCATAGCCGCTCTTGCCGAATGAGAATTCATTGACCATGTTGTTTCTGATCCATTCAACTTTCTTTTCCTGTGTTTTGTTCATTTCTTTTCTCCTTTAACTTAACGCTCCGTTAATTTCTATACATAATGTACTAAACGCTCCGTTAAGTGTCAACACAAATTTTACAATTTATTAACGTTCCGTTATATACTGAGTTTAGAAACGGAGCGTTAATATCATGAAAGAATTTGACATTGAATTAGGGAAAATCTTGCGGGCAGAACGTGAAGCGCACGGCGTTACACAGCAAGAAATGGCCAAAGCCCTTGGATGCACCAATGTTGCTGTTTCAAATTGGGAAACAGGGAAAAGAAGCATGTACGCCATTACTTTGCGGCGATACTGTGAATACTTGGGCATTACGATGCAATCTGTGTTTGACCAAATGGGTGAATAATTATGAAGAAAGAAAAATACATATCAATACAGGAACGGAAAACCGGTGCCGCCTATGTGGTGAAGATTCCGTATTATGACGGGCAGACACGCAAGGTCTACGAAAAGGCGTTTTCCGTGGCCAAATACGGCGAATCTGCCAAAGCCATGGCCGTTTATCATCGCAACGAAAAAATAGCGGAATTCCAAGCGGGAAACGTGCCGCAGACCATGCCAACGGTGCGCCAGCTCTATGACCGCAGTCATGTTCTGTTTCCGTGCCGTGCCACAACAAAAAAACGCCATGACTATTACTTCCGTCATGGCATCCAAAACTATTCAAATTACCCAATAGACCAAATCAAAGCGTCAGACGTTCAAATATCATTAAATGATTACGCCGAAAACCACACCCATGCGCTGACAAGCAAACTGCTTGCCCTGTGGCGGCAGATATTCAAGGCCGCACAATTGGACGGCATACGGGTGACAGATAAGACCATAGGGGTCACAGTGCCGAAAGACAACACGCCGCCTGTGAAGCGCTGCGCAACAATTTCGGATGATGAATTTTGGCGGTTCATGGAATGTTTGGCAAATTATCATTGCTATGATGAAGACGGTGCAAAAGTGTCTGAAACATATTGGAACGTGCTATTAGTCATGTACTACACCGGCATGCGCCCCGCTGAAGTGTTTGCGCTTAGAAAGCAGTCCTGTGACCTCGTTAAAGGGCTTATTTACGTCACAAATTCAATCGGCGTAAATTCCCACGGGGATAGATGCTTAATGCCTGTAAAGACCGCAAACGCCGTCAGAAGTGTGCCTATCCATCCCGACTTGTTACCGTATCTGACGGAAGCATGCAACCAGGCATCCGACTTTCTGTTCTTGGTACATGGTGAGTTCATAAGCATTGACCAATTCAGCAACACTATTCATCTTGTTTCTAAAAAGTGCGGAATTGAATTCCGTTCATACATGTTGCGGCATAAGTTTGCTACTGATCTTCAGAAGACACAGCCGCCCCGCACCGTACAGGATTTGTTAGGCCACGCCAGCTTTGACATGTCCTTGGAATATGCCCGTTCAACTGAGGATGAACGCAAGGAAGCAATATTGAACCGTTTTTCATGAATTTGTGTGGGAATTTGTGTGGATTTCCCCACAAAGCATAAAAAAGCCGCATATTTATGCGGTTTTCTTATTCCTATAATGGTGACTCCTTAGTCATTAATGCCGTATGTCATTACTATGTCAGTATCGTGCAAAACAGTGTATTTTATGCGGCTTTTTGACGTTTCTGAACCTGTTTGACTGTCGGTATCATGTATAACAATGTCATAAATTTGTGTGGATTTTGTGGGGATTTTTTCAGCAACAAAAAAAGCCGGCTCACAGGCCGGCTTAGTCATAAAAATGTGTGTTCTTCCTCACAGCGTTGGTAAACACGTTTTATGTGTTCCACTGACAACGCAGTGCGGTTATTCGCAAAGTCCGGGTGACTGCGGCAATAGGCTTCATAGTCATCTGTGTCAGACAATGCCTGGTCAAAGGATTCTTTGCTGTGCTTTGCGTTGTTCAGCAGTTCGTCATTGAACCGCAGAATTCTTGCACGGGCTGTGATTGCCTTTTCACGGTCAAAATCTGCCCGTAAAGACTTCACTTCAGCAAGAATCTGTTTTGTTTGGCTGTTCCTGTTCATTAGCCATGTCCAAAAGCCCTGTGACGTGAAAAGGGCAACAATAACAGGTATTAGAATCTCAATCGTCATCATTTACCCCTTTCCAATATTGAGCGGATGAAACGCCAATCAGTGCGCCAATGAACACATTGATCGCCGCAAGCGTTGATATGATCTTATCGCCGTTCGGTAAAGACCATATGTCAAATAAGGATGAGAGAAGAACAATCACGGCTGGCAGAACTACGGTGCAAAGCACTTTCAGAAAGTCATAAACATTGTTCGGCAGAATGGCCGCATGTTCCTTTTCGGGTGTCGGTTCGGGTTCAACCGGTGCTGGTTCGGGTTCTGACGGTTCGGGTGTTGGCTCATCTTCATTCGGCTTCTGCGCTTCAATGTCTTTTGCAAGAACTAACACGTTCGGCAGTTTCCGTGATGTATGCCGAATCTGCCGCCTGTGGCCTGTTGTGGCACATTCAAACATTTGTGTGCTGCCGCCCGAATCCATAAGAATCAGTTCATTTGCGCCGCATTCCTGTGCGAATGCGTGAACGTCAGACGGGAAGCATTCAGAAAAGATAGCCAAACACCAATCATCATCAATACGCATGGTGGCAGTCTGTGTGTTCTTCACAAGGTCTTTAGAACCAAAAGCCGTTGAATGCATGTCAACGTTCTGCCCGTTATGGATTAGGCATGCATAAGGCGCACAGACCATCTGAATTTGCTCTTTTGAAAGCCAAAAGTCCTTTTGGTCATGCGCCCCGATTTTCCCAAGGTCAGAAATGTAATAAGAAATGATGCCCGCCGCCTTGGGTGCTTGAAAGTATTCATCATACATGTCACCCTCACAGCCCAAATGAAGCCCCGTGGCCATCTCAAAATAGTTCGCATTCACACACGCTACAATGCCCAACTTGTCGGAATCAAATTCCATAATATCTTTGAGCGCATACGGATCATCACCGGCAGAAATCAGATGTAATTTATAACCATTGGCCGCCGTGGCTCTGACAATGTCCACATTGATGCCCCGCCAGCTCATGTGGTGATAGCCTTTTTCAATTTCCATATTTTTATACCCTTTCCAACGCAACGCCCCAATGGCATCAGAAAAGACGGTATCTTTGAGCGTGAACCCGCCGTTACCGCCTTGATTTTCCCCGTATTCTTTGCCCATGTAATACATGGCTATGTGTGAACTCTTGTGGCTTTTAGAACCGCCAGGCATTGTTGATCTGCCCCATATAACCCAATCGCCTGTCCTAAATTCTGCGGGGTTGTTTATGTATGTAAACCACTTATTGAAGCCTAATGCATCCCGTGAATACCAATAGCCGTCAGCATAGTTGTTCGGCGTTGGCGGCACTGGCACGTTGTTGAGATGACCCCAATATCTGAACGCATCCACACATTGCGCCCCGTATGCGCCGTCATAGTCAATGACCTTGTTCAGCGTTTCGGCATAAAACTGTTGTGGTGTCATGAACTGGTCACCTCCAAGTATGCCACCACTGCGATATGGTCTATTGGATTAGTTGCGTATTCTAACTTAATCGTGTCATACACATAGCGAACGATGTTGATGTCCTGTGATGTGATGATGTTATCGCACGGGCATTTATAGTTTGATCCCGCAACGGTTGTACCGTTGAACCACGAATCAGTGAACGCATCTTTCCAGTTCACCATGTGATAGCCCGCATCGACCCACTGCTTGAGCGTGTCGGTATATTCGGCATCGCTCGTGCTGTGGCACTCTGCGTTGAAGTCGCCAATCGCGATGAACGTGTTCTCGGTCTGCGCATCATCGAATAACTGTTTCATCTGCGCAACGTGAACGGCGTAACTGCCGATCGTTTCCATGTGCGTGTTGAACAGCGCGATCTGCTTGCCGTTCACCGTTATATAGGTCTTTTCGTATCCTCTGGTTTCGCTTGCTTTCTGCGTGTAAGCCGTGAATGTCGGATTCGTCAGCGCATACTTGGAAACGATCCCACTCTTGTTCGTGTCGCTTCCGAGGAACTGGTTCTCATAGTCTGCGAACAGGGTTACACCGAGCGCAGGCATTGTACCGCTCCCGAGTTCCTGAAGCCCGACAATGTCAGGCTGATATGCTTGCAGAATCCGTTCCTGCATCGCTTGATTGCTGTTACGTCCTGAAAAATGCTGTACGTTGTACGTCATGACCGCAAGGTCATACGTTGTAATCAAGGGGTTTCCGTAGACATCATAAGCCTGTGCCAGTGCTTCACCGTTTACCCCGTATGCGGTCTGTATCTGCTCACCGTTATACTTGTACATTGGTCACCTTTATGCGTTCGGTACGATACCATTAGCAATACATGATTCTAGCCCTGCGGTTGCGGAAGAGATCGCAAAGTATTTAGCATTCGCCGGTACGGTAACTGTTGTGCTATGTGTTTTGCTGATAGAAATGTTACTGATACGCGTATTTGTGTTCTGGTCTGTATACCATGCATTAGATGTGCCAAGGTCGGAGCCTCCAGAACCATCGTCTGGCATGGCTGGGAATGTGATAGTAGACGCACCCTCGCAATATACGAATCCTGTTCTTGACCACCCGTTATAAGCCGCAAAGGCACCGGAATTTGATTTGACGTATTCGTTGGCTACTACTGTTAAATCGGTATATGCTACTCCATCAGTCCATTCATCCATGTCTGACTTGCCACTGCTTGTCGATGCGCTTGCCGTGATAACGATGTTCCCGGTCACGCTTGCGATGGAAACAGTCCCGCCACTGTAGGCCGTGGCCGTAATGTCAACCCCGCCCATGGTGACGGTCACCGTGTCGATGTTGTACCCACTGTCAGCCGTCAGTGTCCCTGTGTAGGATGATCCGCCCGAGATGGATGTGGCCGCGTTGCTGTTGGTAACGTTTGTCAGTGTGTTCGTGATGCTGTAGGTTGTAACGATTCCGAAAGCGGTACAGAATGCCGCGTATTCTGCCGTGGCATCTTCCGCATAAGCCGCCGCTCTGAACATCCCGTCCAGCGCGTTAATCTGTGCCTGCGTCAACCCGCCAGTTTGAATGACCACAGCACCAGTCTGACCGTTGACACTTGTGACAGGTGGCGTGTAAGAGGTGGTCAGGAATGTCAGATCACCGTTGGGAATCCATGTTCCACTCTGACAAGCAATAGACTTTTCTTTACCGCCATAGAAGCACACAAACCTGTGATTTGTGGCACTGTTTCGGAACGCCAAAACATACGTATAATCATTGTACTGTACGCACGGCAACTGACCGGCTGCTATTGCCGCTTCAATTTCTGCGCTGGTGGTAGTGCCGTATACGCACCAAAAGATTTCCGCAACAGTGACAGCACCCGTTTTGGCATTGACGGACGTGACCGGTGCAACATAAGTAACAGCCCCCGTACTGCCGTTGAATGATGCCACATAAGCAGTATCATCAGGCAGTGCGCCAACGTCATCTGCGTCAAGAACAACCGTGCCGGTCTGCCCGTTGACCGAATCAACAGCACCGCCGCCGCTGACGGTCTGCCATTCAACGTCATAATTTGTGCCGGTCTTTTTTGCCAAAACCTGGCCTGTTGTGCCACCTGTGGGCAGAATCGTGACTGTTCCCGTTTTGCCGTCAACGCTTGAAACAGGCGCAGTATATGTCACCGCACCCGTCTGACCGTTAAAGGATGTTACCGCAGATGATAAAAAGCCGCTGTCATTCTGAAGCTGGCTTGTTTTCGTTGGGATTGTCACGCTGTCGGGCAGTGCGCCAACATCCGCCGCAGTAAGCACAACGTCACCAATCATGCTATTGACGCTTGTGACCGGTGCGGAAATCGGGTGCTGCTCAATGTAATCTTCAATGGCCTGACCTAATTCATCAGGTGAAATGCTGTGGTCATCTATGTAATCAATCATGGCATCATACCATGACTGCAATGCAGACGGGATGACGGTATCGGCTGTGATAGACTTCAGCACCACCGTTCTGAAAATGACAGACTTTGCCAATCCGTCCGCAAACACAATCCGCAATTCCGCCTGACCACTGCCCGCATAAGATGTGTCTGTGTCTGCCACTGTCCATGTCAACACGTCACCGCTGACCGATCCCACAATGTACGGTGCTACATCGGATGAACGCTGATGCACCAACATGACGCTTGCCACATTGCCAAAGCCTGAACAATTGAAAATAAACTGCCTATAGTTATTTTCTAACTGTCTGCCGATGACAACCGGCTGAAACTCTTTGAATTGGGCAACATTTAGTGATTTTATTACCATGTCGCACCCCCTTATTCTGCGGGTTCAATCTGATAGAACTTGACACCCTCACCACGTTCCGCACGTGCAATCAACTGCTGAACAGCCCCAACCGTCTGCCCGGTCAGGTCAATGTATTCCATGCGCCCGAAATCCACAGAATCCACACGGTATTTCTGCAAACGCTGAAAAACATATTCGGGATATACTTCAGATATTTTCATGTCTACGCTCCTTTACTTATATATTAGAGAGCAACCGCAAGCGGCCTTTCCCCAACCGGTTGTACTGCAATAGAACACAAATCGATAATATTTATACCCGCTTGCAGTGCCATAAGCGCTTGTGTCCTGTATGGCTGTGGGATAATTCATCGTTTTAACGTCCACCCATGTGGAATTATTGTTTGAGCCTTGTAACTTTAAGTATCCGCTCAT